ACGTCTGACCCTGGAAGGACGGGACTTCCCTTGGCTCGGCCTGCGGCGGCAGTGGCGGTCGGACGATTCGGGGCTGCGGGGCGCACCCCCAGAGCAGCCAGCAGATCAGGACCGATCCGACGATCAAGGCAACCGTCATCGGTAACTTTGGCAACCTGAATTGAGGCCGCAGCAGCCCGGCGACGGGCTTCAGCAAGGTCGCGACCGTGCTTTCGAGCCGCTTCAGCAGCGGTAAGCGCTTCAGCCTTTGCATTTTCAAGCTCCGTGGTAGCTGTGGTGAGTTGCACTTCGAGTGCGCCGGCCTTCTGCACGGACTTGTAGAGACCGAAGCCGAGGGCGCCGGATAGAGCGATGGCGCCGGCAGCGGCATAGACGGCGATCACATGGCCGCCTTGAACCGCGCCAGCCAGTCCTTACGCTCAGCCAGGCCGATCGTCCCGCCGTTGATTCGCCGGGTGATGCCCTCGATATCGTCCTTGTCGGCGAGCGCATTGAGGCCGCGCGACTTCCAGAACCACGCGGCAGACAGCGCAGCGCCGCTGGCCTGCTCGAGCATCTCGCGGTGCTCCAGAAGCGGCAGATTGATCCCGGCACCGCACGCGGCGTAATTGCCGCGGCCGGTGAGCTGCTTGAAGCCGCGACCGATGAACTTCCATCCATCGCCTGGCTCGATGTTCCCGAGGTTCTCTCGGCCGAACTTGCCGCCGTAGAGGATGTTCGCCAGCGCCGGCTGATTCGCTGGCCGGTCCTTCGTGCGCCCGTACTGGGCTGCGTCGGCTTCCGAGATCCGATGCCGGCCGAAGAGAGACAAAAGAGCCGCGACCGAATAGTTCAGGCTCTCGCGTGTGACCTCAAAGCCCCTGGACTCGTGCGCCATCTGCGCCAGCCAGTGCGACAGGCGCAGCGGCGTGTCGATGCCGAACCGATGCGCAGCCGCTTCCAGCTCCGCGACCGGCGCTGCCGGGCAGATCGATGCGATGTCCATGGGGCTCCAGAAACGAGAAAGCCGCCTTTCGGCGGCATGCGGCCAACTGTCGCGGCAACCCGCCGCTAATATCGGGAAATGAACCTGCGCAACCTGCTGCTCGTCGCCATCCCCTCATCGACGACTACGTTCGCCTATCGGAGACAGACTGGGTTCGCAGAGACGCAATTCCTCATATCGGCGATGAGAGTGCTGTAGCGATAGCTAAAACTCTTCCCTCTTTTGAAGGTTCAGAGGCGACGCTGTTCCCGTCTCTAAAAACTTCTCGGGTGTTCAATCACCGTCGCTGATGCTGAGCTACTAGCGTAGCCGCAGACGTCCTTCACATCACGAACTAACGGCAAATAAGACCCGAAAGCTCCAGAGCCGAGTCCGCGAACGCTGGAAGGGCTGAACCCCTTAGCGAGCGAGGCATGCTCTTCGGCCGTCAGTTCTACGCCCCATGCCCCACATTCGGCAACGTCTCCAATAAAAGCCGCCCAGAACGTATCTAACGACCGCCCTAGACGCATGCCATTTGGCGTGCCTCCCCAGATGCCAGAAACAGTAATTGAAAGATCAAGAACGCCATCGACGTACAGTCGCTGCGTCGTTCCCGCTCCGTAATTGAGGTTAAAGCTGCATGTGTGCCACGCGCCGTCGTTTACCGTCGCCGTGCCAGTCGCAACCCCAACGCTGCCACTCGCGTTCTTGCAATCCATCAAGAGTTTTCCTGCGGAGTTATTGAGAACAATCGTGAAGCCTCGAAAACTAGCTACTGCGTCTGCTTGCTGAGCCAGACTAGTATTTGCAGTGACCTGTGTCGTCCTGAACTTGAAGGCTGCTGATCGACTTACACCAATGCTCTGCACATAGCCGCCAGATGCCAGCGCGATGCCCATCTCAGTTCTCCGAGACGACCACGGCCCACAGTTCTGCGTCGCCTGTGGCCGTGTCGTTCGCCACATCTCGACGAATGCGGAGTCGGTAAGCCTCACCCGCCGCGAGGCTGTCCGTGCCAGTCGATCCGGCAGTGATTGAGACACTCAGCGTGATAAGGAAACCAGACGTCCCCGGAACGGTCGCCGCTGTGATGGTCTGAGCCGTCGCCCAGCTATCCGAGTCAATGTCCTGTGCGGTTCCGTCTCGCTCGAATGTCACATCCCAGCCGAGCGTTCCTGACGTGGCAGAGGTGAGTGACGCAGTCACCGCCACAGTGATGTCGCCTCCACCATACGCAGCAGAGATCATGTCGCTGAAGATTGCCGCCTCTTGCGTCGTCGTGTCGAAATCGAGAACCGGGTGATTGTTGCGAAGGTCCAGGGTCGCGTAGTTCGTGGTCGGCGGTTCGTTGTCGCGTGGGCGGAACACCTTGCGGTACTTGGAAGAACCGCCGCCAGAGGCATTGAGCGTCGTCCCGCTCATGCTCAGGTTTGTGCCTAGGGTGATTTCCTCAACGTCTCCAGACCCGCCAGCAGAGCCGCGTCCCAGCAACTTGGACGCCGCCGAGACGTTCTGCATCTTGGCGTAGGTGACTGCATCGTTGTCGATGGTCCAGGTGGCGCCAGATCCTGAGACAGTGATGTCGCCCTTGTCGCCGTCAGATACGCCGCCGCCTCCGATGCTGCTGTCTTGGCTGAGTACGTACCCGGCAATCTGGTCCATCGTGATGAGGACATTTTCATCGTCGGATGCAGATCCTGACTGCTGAAGACCGACCACCACATCTTCGGCCGCAAGAGCCCCTGCCAACGGAAGTTGGCTGAACTTAACCTCTGCCATGAATTACTCCGGGGCCAGGATCTGGCCGTCTTCGGTGACGAAGTAGTCGCCGTCTTCGGTGATGAATGCGCTTGTGCCGAGCAAGGTGAATCGACGGAACTGGCGCTGCCATGACTCGATACCGTCTCGCATGCTGTAAACCTCTAACCGAGCCTGGAAGCTGTCCGTCACCGTCAGGCTGAGATTCGTTCCGGTGATACCGGAAACGCTGTCAACCAAGGTGTCGGTGGTGTCGTTGTAAAGCTCGACGGTGTAAGTCGTTCCGGCCTCCGGTCCGATGTTCCCAGCGTCCTGTGAAACGAGGTCTGCGGTCTGTTGCTCTCTGTCCCGATGCGCCCATTCGATGACGAAGCCTTCGGACTCTGCTTCCGTCGTATCGACCAGCGTCGGGAACGATTCGCCATTGATTCGGATTCGACCTGGCGGATAAGGGCGTCCGAACCGTCCTGCCAGCGTGATCGTCTGCTCTGTTGCGTCTTCTAGGTCTGACTCGCCGCCTGTCGATATGGCGGTGAGCTTCACGTCTACTTCATCGGATGTCGCCCGCTCTGTCTGGTCAACACCGAAAGAGTTTTCTACGAACCAGATGCGGGTGTTGTCCGCGTGACTCTGTGGTGTCGTGTCCAGAACCGCACGACTGACCGTCATGCTCGAAGCGCCGAACGTCAGCACTTCGCAGAACTCCGCGAGACGTCCTGAGCCGATCTGAACTCGATCTCCTACCGCAACCAGGTCAAGGTCAACCCCGTTGTCGAAGTTGATCGTCGTCGCTGCCTGGTCAATGGCTCCGTTTAGAAGAGCCGTCGCAGCGAAGGGACCGTCGCCCTGCTCTTCGTACTCGTCCGATCCAGTGCGGCTCCAGATGCCGTAGGACGTTTCAGTGCCAGAGTTTCGGCCGGCCAGTGTGAAGACATACCCGGCGTCAATATCCGTGTAGTCCAGGTCTGCCGCTGAGAGGTTCCGAGCGATGTCCCAGTACGGGGACTCGACCAGATCCTGCATGATGATGTCGTCTGGCTCGACGTTCGGGTCCGTCCACTCTTCGGACTCTTGGGTCGTATAGACAGCATCCGGAAGGCCGAAGACATCCTCTGCGACTTCCAGCGTGATCGCCCCATCCTCGAGCGAACCCCGGTCTACCTTCAAGACTCGGCAGACGAGCTGCACAATCCCCAGCTTGTCCCAGTTAAGAACAATGCAGTCCTTCCCGGGGATCAGGTCCCAGCCTTCCCGGTTGACCTTGAGCTTGATTGAAGCAAGCGGAGTGCTCGCTGCCGTCAGATCTCTAAGGGCCACGCGCTGTGCAAGATGGGCCTTCGTGATCCCGGGGTATTGCCGGACCTCTGAGATAACCGAACCTTGAGCCGCGATGCAGGCCAGATCCTGAAGAGGGGCCGTCGTCGCCGTCCGGTTGTTCTCTACGTCCGTCCAAGTAACCGTGATCTCGTTTACCAGCTCGCCATAGCCGGGACGCTGGTAAGACTCAACCGCAAGGATGTTGGACTCGTTGAACTCGCGGAGATCCGAGATGCTGTAGTCATCCCGGATAAGTGCCATCTCGAACATGCCAGTCCGAGGGTCTGCGTACCACACGCCTCCGCAATGGTTCAGGACTTGCCCGATGAAGTCTTCTATCGGCTCCTGCTGCGTCCACTGGAAGCTAAGCCCGAACTCTTCATCGAATAGTTGCTGGGCGCATGTCGTGAAAGAAGACCCGATCAGCGCATCCGGATACCCCATGCCCCACTGGTCGTTCGTGATGCACTGGCGAACGATGTGCGCCGGGTTCATGTCACCGCCGAGCTGAACGTACTCCGGATCAGGCGGCTCTGCGGGTACTAGGGTTGTATATGTGCGGGTGTAGGCGTAGGCAGAGTTGCGGGGATAGGTCGTGATGCCACCGGCCCCGGTAGGGTCATACGTCATCCCTTCCGGAAGCGTTCCGGCCGTTACCGCAGCTTCGTATGCCGCAGTCCAATAAGCCTCCGTGTCGCTCGCGTCGCCTTGCTCTAGAACAGGGCCGAAGGGCTTGCGAACGACAATCCCGCTGCTGACGGAGTACGTAGACAGCCAGCGATAGGAACCGGCCGTAAGAGACCACGGGGCCTTGCTGTACGTCTGCCCAGTGTCCGGGTCCCACCAGAAGTTCGCAGGGTCATCAGGCCAGTCCGGGAGGTCTGATCCTGGAAGTGGCGGCGGACTCGGTAGACGACGGACATCGACATCGTAAACCCCAGTCCGAAGGCCGGACGCTACATACCCAAGAACGGGGTTATACGGACACCCAAAATCACCAACGCAGTTGTTATAGGCGTGCCACCCATTGATCGGAGTGGTCGGCGCATCGGGGGGTGATCCGTACTGAGTGTAAAAAATGCCGCCGCCATAAAGGTTTACGTAGGCGTATGAGTTAACCGGAATGCCGAGGTTATAAAGACCCGTGAACGGATCGTAATAATCCCCCGGAGGCGATGTCAGTGACACTGCTTCATTGAAATCCGCCGCGCTGTAATACGCCCCCTCTGGTAGAAGCGCGAACGCTACAGAGTCAACGTATTGCAGAGACAGCCATTCGCGCTCGCCTGGGTCGATTTCTTCGAGGGGAGAAGGTTCCCCGCCGAGGATGCGCCACAGTGGAAGACGAGACAGCGAATACCCCGCGTCTGTCTCGGCTGCGTCTTCCGCGTCGGAGAGATTGTCGTACTCCGTTATCCCGTACTTGTAGTCGAAAAGAAATTCGAGATCGCGCGGGTCTCCGGTTCCCTCTATCCAGTCAGGAAGGTAGTCCGTCGTCGTTTCTGTGACGGCCTCTTCAACAAGTTCGCCCCAGCCTGCTCGAATGCGCCCGACCTTGAAGGCCCACGGCTTGATGTAAGGGTTATTGGCAGAGACTCGCCCGCCTTTGTAGACGAAGGCGTACAGACCTCGGAACGCCGGGACTCTCGCCTCTGCCCCGATCTTCTCTTGCAGGTAGGCGTTTACGCCTTGGGTCGACTCTCCGTTGAGGATGTCGCCGTAACCCTGGATTCCACCTTCCCGGCTCTTCCCTCCGAAGAGCTTGGGTTCATCAATGTAAATCTCGGTGCTGCTCGTGACCGTGATGTTGTACGCCGTACGCCCGCCGACGCGGATCTCCGACATGTAATCCACGGGGCCGTGGCAGATGCCGAAGTGCAGGCCCATTGAGTACCAGTAGCCGGTAGTTACTGACTCCGACTTACCGCCCACGAGATTCGTCCTCGGCTATCTGCGCAGCCTTGATAGCCATTGCGTCACCTGTCTTATGGAAGGCTTCGGCCTCTAGGCCGTTTTTTAGGAACTCGTGCCAGTTCCAGCCGTGACGTTCAAAGAATTGGCGAGAGCCGCGCGAGCAGTACCGAAGCGCCCGGAAATGGCGCAGGTACACGCGGACGGTCACTTCGTATGGACCGGACGGAATGCGTACGGGGGCAGCTCGCCCTTGTGCTTGATTCGCTGCAACAAGGTTTGAAACTTGAACCCGCGCTCGCGAGCCCATTGCGCAATCGTTTGCTTCCGCCCGTCGTACTCGACGTATATGCAACAACTGCGGTTGTTCATCTGCGCTTCGCGAGATGCCCAGCGACAGTTAGACGGCTCGTAATCTCCGTCGTTTGCTTTCCGGTCCAGGCTCATCCCTTCCGGGCACATTCCCATGTCGGCAATGAAGTTCTCGAATTGCATCCACCGATCACATACTTTGATGCCGCGAGCGCCCCATCCCCGGTATCGGGGATGCTTTGGATTCGTGCATCGCGCTTTCATTTGCTCCCATGCATGGTATTCGCGCGTATTGCTCAGTCCGTGGGTGGTCATTTCTTGCCACCCTTTTGCTTAATTGCCTTTGTGGATAGGTCCCCCATCCAAATCACATTTGGGCCTGTTACCCAGACCGTCCCGAACACAACCGGTATCGGCCTTCCTTCCTCTGCTGTCGGGATATCAAAGTCTGTGAGGCTTGCCGGCTTTGGCTTCGGCGGCTTAGGAGCGAGCGCAGCCGAGACGTAGGCGCTAACGACCAGAATCGCTAGCTGGATAAGAAAGCTCATCAGTACACCGGCTGTCCGTCGAATGGATTGCGGAATGGGATGAAGGGCATCCCGCCGAAGTTTTCTAAGTTGTTGTATGTCGTGTCGCAGGTCAGCGTGTCGTGCGCGCAGCCTGGGAACAGAGCGACATCCGCCCCGTTTGGAATTCCTTGGAACGGAGTGCTTAGGGTCAGGTTCCCGTCCGTGTCGGCTTCACGAATGAACCGGCGCTCGAAAGAACCCGGCGTCTGCTCCCACTCGACGTATCCGCCGCCATACGGGAACGCCCCGAGGCTCGTGACCGTTAACGTTCTGCCGCTGCTCGAGACAACCGTCGTGTCATGACGGAAGTTTTCGCGGTTCAGCCGACACCCGGTCCCGAACAGAACGTGTCGGCAGTTCTTGCTGTAGACAGGTCGGAGCCCGTTACGCTTGACCGAGGTCGAGACCGGCTCGCAGCGCATGACCGCTCGAGCGCCCTGCCAATCGACACCGAGAACCCGTCCCATCCAGAGAACGATTTCCTCTGCATCGTCCCGGTGGTGGCGGTAGATCGTGACCGCGACAACGTCGCTCGGGGGCGAGATCCGGAACAGGTCAGCGACCGGGTTGTTCCTCGGGACCGTGATGCTGATCGCGTTCCGGACTCGCTCCGGCGTGACCTCTATTCCGGTGCGGCTTATCGGGGTCGATTGCCAGGTCGTGTCCGTGTCTTCGTAATCAACCTCGGTCGACGTGTAGCGGTAGAACGTCGTTCCTCTAACGAACTGGTACAGCTCGACCGGCGCCCCAGACTGCGCACTGATCTCCTGTCCTTCGTAGCTCATGGGACGGGAACCTCAGCGCATTCCGCGACGACCTTCGGACCGACGACGTTTCGGTGTACCCACTCGACCCGGTTGCCTGCGATGGTCACGCAGAACATGAGGCAGAGCTGATCGACTTGCGAGGATGAGACGGTTGCCCCAGCAGGAGCCGAAAGCGTCAGAGTCTCGGTTGCCAGGTCCGTATCGGCTTCCGAGTCCGTCACCTGGAACGTGTAGACCGTCCCCGAAGTGGTCCGGAGGAACAGGTCTCCGGTGACATATCCCCCCGCGAATCCGACATAGCGAATCGTGATCGTGCTCGAGCCGCTGGTGACGTTCCCGATCAACTGCAACCCGCTGTTGAAATCGGGCAACCAGAACGCCCGCTGCGAGCCTTTCAGCGAATAGAGCCACTGGCGTAAGGCATACGCCTCGGAACGCTCTGATGGCTGCCAGGCGGCCCCCAGACGCTGCACGAACTGCTCTTGCAGCGTGTCTCGGTACGGGGTGGCGATTCCGTTGTCTACGGAGTCGAACGGCTTGCTTAACGTCTCGGCTAGGGCCGACTCTCCGATGCACGCGGCTTGAGCCAGGACCGGGAGCCCTCGGTGCTGCTGAAAGTCCCCGTCATCCGCATAGTCCGTCGTGTCGTGCGTGACCCATTCCAACTGGGCCGGGCGGATCGGCTGGACGGAACGCGAGACCCCAAGACCTTCGGAGGCGTGGGCTTGGACCAACAGGACCAGCGCCGCGTTCTCATAGTCGTCCTGAACTGGAAAGCTCAGGCTTACGCCGGCAGGACTGGAGCCAGAGATCGTGACCGTCTGGTGTTGCTCGCAAGACTGAATCAGGGCAACGCTGTCCCCGATGTCGAGCGTCGGGTATCGGTTGTCGAATGCAATGAAGCTCGCACCCTGAGCGACCGTGACCTTATGAGCTAGAGCCCAGTCCGGAAGCTCGAAAAGTCCGGGATGCTCTTCCCTGAAGAACGCTCGCGCCTTCTCGTACTGCCGAGGCGTCCAGGCGTACTGGTGGGAGAACGTCCGGACGGGGGTATCCCGAAGCCGAATCCGCTGCTCTGCCGAGAATGCACGCAGGACGTTCGTGCGCCATTCCATCCCCTCAAGCATGTTGTCCAAGGGGCAGAACGGCCAGATCATGTCAGCCGTTGTTCAGTAGGTTTTTAATCTTGGCGCCGTTGCGGCTGATGTAGTTGTCGATGACCTTTTCGCCGTCAGCCGACATCATGTAATCGCCCACGAACCCGCCATCGAATTGGTTGACGATGCGGATATTCTGGTTCCCGCCGCCTAGTGCGTTGTTCGGGACGATGGTTCCGGCCGTCTTGGGCACCATCAGCTCTGGACCTCTTTCACCGACGAGATAGGGCGTCCCTGACATGACGGGCCCGCCGAGGGCACGAGGCGCAATGTTCGCTGCCGTGTACGTCCCGCTAGAACTCATGCCGCCTGAGAAGAACGAAGCGCCCATCGAGAAGAGGGACGAGAACAAGCCTCCGCCGCCGCCTCCAGATCCCTTCGTCAAAGCTCCGAAGATGTTTGCCGCCAGGGCTTCAGCAGCCATGCGCTGCATGGTCTGGGCGAAGCTGCGGACCATCCCCTTTAGTCCCTGGTCGAACGGGTTGAAAAGGAAGTCTGCAAAAGCGTCCTGCATGTTTCTCGCGGCTTGGTCGGCGAAGACCGCCATGCCCCCTGCCGCTTCCTCTGCGGCCTTCTCCGCCTTGTCAAAGGCGTCCTGCGCGGCAGCCACCGCACGGTTGTATGTGAGGGAATCCCTCGTTCCGTTCTCAAACAGGAAATTCAGTCGGGCAACTTCGTCGGCATAGACCTCGGCATAAGTCCGGGTCTCTTTCATGACTGCCGCGCGTTCTTTGTCCGCTTCCTCCGCAGCCTTCTGAAGATCGACGTACTTGGCGAGTTCGTATGCCTGCCGCTTCTCAGCCTCCGTCGCCCCAAGCTTCTCGAGCGTTCGCGCCTGGATCTGGGCGTTCGTGAGGCCCATCGTGGCGCTTTCGTCCTGCAATGCTTCAATGACAGACTTGATCGACTCGCGCTGCTGTTCCTCTAGTTCAAGATTCTTCTGTAGCTGCTTCTCGTATTCCTTCTGGGCTTCCTTGAGCGCCTTATCGGCTGCGTTGTCTTTCTTGTCGTCTCCGTCGCCGCTGAAGTTCAGCTTGCGGTTCCCAGTGCCGCTCGTTGCCTTGTCGGTCTCTTCGATGCCTTTCTTAATCGTCCCGAAGAACGCCTCGTACGCGTTCTCGATGTCCTTGATGTTCTGCTTTCTGTCTTCTCCAAAGGCTTCGCCGATGGCGTCCAGAGCCTTGAAGTCGCCAGTCGCCAGGGCGGTCGCTGCAGCTCCTACCGCCGCAAACGACTCCGCGACGATCTGTAGGCCATTCCAGAGCGCCACAACAGGGACAACGAGGGCGCCTATACCGACCCGGAAGTTGTCAGCCGCACGGGTTGCCGTGTTGCTCTCCTTCGCCATGTCGATGAAGTACCGAGTGACGCTCGACATAGCGGGGATCAACTGCTCCGCCAACTGGTTCGCGACCCCGGTGCTTGCCCGCTTCAGAGTCGTCAGGTTGTCGTTAAATTCTTCTGCTGCCTTGCCAGCCTTGGTGCTGACAACCCCACCAAGCTTCTCAAGCTCGACACCAGCCTCCCGAATAGCCTTCGATCCACCGTTCAGGAGCGGAATAAGGTTCGCGCCGGTCTTACCGAAGATCGCCATTGCCGCTGCGGTCTTTTCTGGTCCGTCCTCGAACTTCTGGAAGGCGTCAGCTAGCTCGAGAAGTAGCTGTTCGGTCCCCTTTACCTGGCCGTTTGAATCCTTGATCGAAACGCCTAGGGCATCGAATGCCGCTTGTGCATCTTTCGTAGGATCTACGACGGTCTTGGAAAGCTTCGCCAGAGATGCGCCGAGTTCTTCGGTGCTGACATCAGCAAGTTCCGCCGCATAGTTCAGCTTTGAAAGGTTCTCCGTCGCGATGCCAACCTTCTGCGACATCTTCGACAACTCGTCCGCTGCGTCGATACTGTTTTTGACCATCAACGCGAAGCCGGCAGCGGCGGCGCCGATAGCCACCCCGATCCGCTTCGCCATCTTCTCTACGGTCTTATCGATCTCCCGCGCCCGCTTTTCCATGATCTTCGCGGCGCGGCCGGTGTCCGTCTCGAACTTCCCGGTCTTTGCCTCGAATTCAACGATTAGCCGGCCGATACTCATTTCTTACGCTTCCCCGGCTTGAGCCCGCCAAACACGGACATGAGTTCTTCCGGACGAGAGGGCAACTCGTCGTCCTTTCGCTTGTAGGGCATGAAGTCCTCGGACGTAGCCTTGCCGCCGAACACCTGAGCAATGGTCGATGCGATCACCGCCGCAGGACGGTCTGAGGTTCGCTTGTCGTCCATCGCGCCGTGACGGTTGCGGTAATTGATCCATCGCCCGAACTCAGCGTTGGACATGCGGTGCTTGAGGTCGGAAACGGTGCCGCCGAGGCGCAAGGCAAGCTCGTGCCACAAATCCTCGACGGCTAGACGTTTCCCTCGGTCGCCGCCTCTGGCTTCTCGTCCTCGTCAGGGTTGATGCCCTGCGCCTTCATGGCGGCAGCGGAGACGGGCTCCGCGATTGCCTTCGGGGCGTCCCGCCAGGTCTGAGCCGTGAAAGCAGGTTTCCCGTCCTCGGTTTCCATGCAGGCCAGGACCACCGCGTTAAGAACCCCGACGCCTCTCGGATCGGGATACTTGGCCGAGCACAGTTCCTGGAAGTGGATGTACCCGAGTTCCCGAGCAAAGAGCCGATACGACTGGCCCTTGTACTCGAGGTCTAGCGCATGCCTCTCAGTAGGGAACTGCATTAGCTAGTCTGCTTCGGGAACAGTTCGGGGAAGTCCGAGATCTGGATACCGACCGTCGAAGTGACGACCGTATTGATCGCGAACTCGAACGGCAGTTCGGAGATGTAGCCATTGAACAGAATCCAGGAACGGGATTCGTCCAGGTCGAACTCGCCATTGGACTCAGCCACGGCGGCAGCCGTGCCGTCCGACCAGCCCAGCGCCCAATCGACCTTCGTGCCGAGCCGATACAGCTCGTGCAGTCGGATGTGGGAGTCGTCGGTCGGCTCGAAGTTGATGCCGAAGGTGGCATTGCCAGGCGTCAGCATGCCCGGCTCATACGTGCGCGCATCCGAATCGAGGCAGGTCGTTTCGATCTGGTCTCGGCTCGCGGTGATGCCGCTGATGGTGGTGACGCAACCGACGAGGGTTGCTCCGTTGTTGGGATCGTTGAACCACAACTGCGTCCCTTGCGTGCGCTTGGCCAAGGCAAATTCTCCAGGCAATAAAAAAGGCCCGGTTAGGGCCTTGGGGTGAGCGGATGTCGCGGGTTAGCGCGGCACCCAGTAAGAAAAGTCCATGCGGTATCGGAACAACTGCGTCGCAGAGTCCCGCTCGGTGTTGCCGAAGCTCGTCATGTGCATCGACGGCTCGAATGCGTTGCGGATGTCGTCAGCTACGGCAGAAGCCGAGGACTGGGTATCGGCCCACACGTCCACCTGGAGGAGGATTCCGTCCATGTCGGGAAGTTGGCCTAGGTAGTTCTCCGGAGTGCCGGCGACGATCTGCCATGTTGCGTAAGGCTTGGCGGTTGCCTGTGTCGCCTGGCCGTGCGGGTAGAAGCGTTTAGGCGAAGTCCCTAGAGACGTGACGCCGGACAGCAGCGGAAAGAGCGGTGGGATCACTTGCCTTTCCTCGCTCGCTTAACCGCCGCCTCGATCGCTCGCGGCATCTCGCGCATGAACGTGTCGAGGGCCGCTTCCTTCTTTGCTTCCCATGCCTTCCGCATCGGAGCCTTCGCCGGGACTCGCTGGTCGCCCCACTCAAGCACGCCGCCGTAGGTGTTAGCCGTTACGCCTTCCGGGTTCTTCGCCCCTCGCTTGATGCGAAGCCAGAACCGCTCGCCATTCCAGTTCCCGGGCTTTCGACGGGAAACGATTAGGGCTTTCTTTAGATGGCCCGTGCTCTCGTTCGTCTCGCCTTCCACGGCGATGCGGTCGATATTCGCGATGGCCTCTTTCTGGACGACGACTGCAGCTTTACGGAGCGCCACACGGACAGGCCCGCCTCTGCGCGAAACCACTTCGCTCGGAAGTGAATTCAATGTGCGGAGGATGTCCTCCAGACCTTGAATGTGGACGGTTTGCGTCGCCATCAGACGTGCGCCCAAGAAACTCGATTGATGACGTTATGAACCTGCTTTCTGCTCACCCCGTACCTACGGCCGAGGCTCGTGGGATTCTCGCCTCGCTCATAAGCGGCTCGTATCTCGGCCACTTTCTGGCAAGTCAACTTTGCCTTTAGGTGAGCCTCACCCTTCGGAGAGTTGCGACCGTTCGAGGCGTATCTTCCGGCCGCATGCGCATGCGCCGAGTTCTGCTGCCTGGTGACAATCTCGAGATTGCTCAGGTCGTTATCAGAACGGCAAAAGTTAAGGTGATTCACCACCTCTTCTGCATCCATCGGCCTGATGAAAGCCGCTGCAACAAGGCGGTGAACATAAAAGCGCTTAACGCCGCCGTCTTTCTGAAGCGAGACGTTGATATATCCCGCCATGTTCGGACCTGCCTGCATGATTCGCTCAGTCTTCACGCAGCGGACACGGCCTCTGTCTGATACCTGATAGTCATAGCCCGGGATATCCGCCCAGTTCTCAGGTTTTCCAGAATGCATAGCTCAGAATGGCCTCCCGGCCGGCTCTACTCTCGAAGTCTTGCCGCTCAAGACATGCAAAACCGTGTTGACCCATCCACCAAATGAACCCCGCTTCCGTGAAATACAGAAGGTGCTCATTCGGTCGGAAGTGTTTCGATTCTCGGACCCTTGTGATGTCCTCAAAGATCGGGATGCTGGTGAACAGGAACGCTCCCGGCTTCACGTGCTGGAAGTAATCCAGCGGTGTCGGGACATGCTCGATCACGTCCCACATGCTGTAGCCGTCGAAGCTGTGCAGCTCGTCCGTCCAGAGTCGGTTTTCTCTTAGCCAATGCTTTGCGGCAGGGTTGACGTCGTAACCCCAGGTCAGATGACGATGGCTGATGAACTCACCAGAACCGATCCCGATATCGACCACCGGGCCTAGCGTGTACTTGTTGACGAGGCCGACCCGGCCGGCATTGATCCGGTTCGAGACTTCCGACCCGTTGTACTTCACGTACTTGTCGAAGTAAGCCGCGTCGTATTCAACGAGGGTCGAATGATCCTGCTGGTACGCAATCCCCTTATCCACGCACAGCCTCAGATCCCCGTCCTCCGTAAAGGGCAGGGCTGAGATGATCGCGTCCACTTACCGCTTCCAGAGCGCGAAGATGTCAACGACTTCAACCGGACCGAGCGTGTCCACGAACCGCTTGACGTGGTTCGGCTTCCCCGGTGTCTCTGCGTAGTCGTGAAAGAGAACAGCCCCGCACTTCCTGACCATGCGGAAGTCGTCCCGGACCGTCTCGTCGTGCGCTCCGTCTACAAAGGCGAATTCGAACTCCAATCCTGCAATCAGATCCGCCTTTTCCTTGTTGTCGCGGACTAGGTGAAGCTCGATGTTCTCGATGCCTGCCGCATCCCAGAATGCTTCACGGTCGAACGGTTCGCCGATTTCCTCAAGCTGCCCGTGTGACAAGTCGATCGTGATGACCTTCTCGACGTACTGCGCCATGCAGGCCGCAGAGACACCTTTGTAGGTTCCAATCTCGAGGACCGTCCGGTACCCCTTCCCCTCCAGGAAGTGACGGAAGATGTCCTCCCCATCCCTAAGACTGATGGCACTGCGCCGCAGTCCATCCGTCCCTTGCTGGGCAAGCACGAAATCCTTGATGGACATTAGGCGGCGCGGACCTTGGGTCGGTACCGGACCTTCCGACGCGGAACGTTAGGCGACAGCCGCGGAGCGACATGCCCCACCACCGCCTCAGCCAGTAGCGCGTCCATCGTGATCGGAAGCCTCTCCACGTTCTTAGCGAACCAGTCCCGCTCGAGGTCCGCCCGGTGCCCGATGGGGTCGGCCGGATCGCCGGCCCTCCACCGCTCGTTGACGTTGTGAATCTGGGTCTGGAAGAAATCCATCCCCGTGATAAAGACGTTGGCCGGCTCGCAGGAAAGAACCTGGAGAACCGCCGCAAAACCTGTTGTCGGAATGTGCCGGCCCAGAAGCTCGAAAGACTGCAAGAACTCTTCAGTGGTCGGAACGTAGGTCGGGCAGAACCAGAAGTCCGCCCGGTTCCGGTAGATGTAGCGGAAGTCGACGCCCGAAAGCTTCCCGCGCCTGCGGTGCCACTCCGACTCCATGAACTGATCGTTAGGGCACTTCGCGACGCAGAGCTTTACCCCGTCCCTCTGGAGTTCGGCGGCCCATTTCTTGATGCTGTTGCCGTAGAAACTGTAATGCACGTCCGTCCGCAAGCCTGTCCCTGACCCGGCGATGCAGCGGTAGTTGTTCACTCGACAAACAACGTCGTGCGAATCGACAAAACCCTCCGGGTTATCCAGCGAGCCCGGCCCACTCCCCACTAGCGCAACCCGCTTGCCCTTGAAAGCCTGAACCAGCTTCGACCTGTCCGAGAAAAGGAAGGACGTCGATGGGCTGGTCGTCAATGACATAAAGGGACGAGTCTCGATGAAGAATCTTTGTCGGCGTGATCTGCCGGATGTAGGGGGTGCGACTCTTGAGCCCTGCTCGTGCCCAGACAAACAGCCCGGTCTTGTTGAACGACTCAGCCAATGGAACGAAGAACGAGCAGTACCCGAGAAAACCATCCGCCTGGCTAGCGATATCCAGAAGCTCTGCAACGCTCGTCCGGTTCGTCAGGTCAACGTCGATGCCGTCCAGCTCGTACAGCGGCTTCCCAGATCCGACCATCACCAGCGTCGCCAGTCCTTTCAGACCATCAACAGCCGACTGATACGCCTCGCGTCTCGGAAGCAGCTCCCGTGCGAACCCATCGGCCCTGTCCATTGGCATCCGAGGGATCAGCACCAGAACGACAGGCTTAGTCCTGTCCTGCATGAAAGGCGCCGAGGCCTTCCAATCAATCCGGAAATCGACCGGCTCTTTAATCCCCGCCTGGATGCAGCAGTCCTCAAACTGGTCCGTGTCCGTCCGCCACTTCCGCAGCGTGTAATGGGCGTTGATGTCCGCCTGCCGTGTGAAAGGGTGGACCGTCACGTTCAAGCCACGGAAGACATCAGGCCAGCCACTACAGACCCTCAACCGTTCCTTGCGACTCAGATGCCTTGCGACTGCCTGAAGATAAAGGGCGTCTCCGAGCCCCTTCCCCGCTCGAATCGACCTCACGCGGCCTGCGCTAGCGGTACGGATAGAGCGTCCTCGAGGCTGATTCTCGGGAACACGCTGAGCATGCTGAACCGGCTCGCGTTCACGATATCCGCCGCCTTGTACGTGTCCCGCAACTTCTGGAACTGCTGAGGCCAACGTCTCGCAGAGCCGCAGTTGCCCAAGGGCTTCGGGTGGTCCCCGTGCCAATGCGCCTTTTCGCCCTTCGCGATGCCGCAGTCATAACCCAGCATGATGACCCGCGAAGCTCCCAGCCTTACCGCGAGACTGATTGCTGCCGCCCCGCTGTTCTGGTGAGCATCGAACCGCTTAAACAAATCTCCCGTATGCGCGATCCCGAGTTGTCTGGAGTGAGCACTGTTCGAGATCAGCGTGCCCTTAAACACGCTCCGCG